GTGCCGGGACAATTGGCAACCTTTCATGCGCTGCGTCCGGTGGGTGGGTTCGATCTGATCATGGCCGATCCGCCCTGGTCATATGAGATGTACGCGGAAACCGGCTACGCCAAGTCGCCTGACGCGCACTATGCAACCCTGTCGGTGGATCAGATCAAGGCGCTGCCTGTGGAGGCGCTGGCCGCCCGCGATTGCCTGCTTTGGCTTTGGGCCGTGGGGCCGATGCTGCCAGAGGCGTTGGAAGTGATTGCTGCCTGGGGTTTCACCTTCAAGACCCAGGGCCAGTGGGTGAAGCTGACCAAGAACGGCAAGCAAAGTTTCGGGACCGGATACATCCTGCGCAATGCGGGCGAGCCCTTCCTGATCGCCACGCGCGGAGCGCCAAAGACCTCGCGCTCCGTCCGCAACACGATCTATGGCCTTGCTCGCCAGCACAGCCGCAAGCCGGATGAGTGCTTCCGCGAGGCCGAGAAGCTGATGCCAGAGGCGCAGCGAATTGAGCTGTTCAGCCGTCAGCACCGCTCCGGCTGGAAGGTCTGGGGCAATGAAACCGACCGGTTCGGTGCCGCATGAACATCCCGCGTCCACCAGCCCATGTTGAACCCTATGTCACAGCCCTCGGGGCCGAGCGGGCCGTTCGGTTCCTTTTGGCTTTTGGCGGCGCGGATCTCTACATCGCCAAGGATCCCAAGGGTGCTGCAATGGCTGTGGATGTGATCGGCCTCGACGGGCTGCGCGCCCTGGCAGAGATTCGGGATAGCCTGCAGGCGCGGGTGCCAACCGCAAAGCCCTGGATCGCCAAATATCTTCACACGGTAGAGGGCTTGTCGAAGGCTGACATTTGCCGCAGGCTGCACGCGTCGATGCCAACTGTCACACGCTGGCTCGAAGGTAGCGGCCGGGCTTGGGTTGACCCGCGTCAGCAGCAGCTGCTCTGATCTCTGCACACCGTTGTAGGTGAAACCACCCTGCCCTTGCATTGCATATTGACCGGGAAATCGCGGGGTCTTGCCCGCCTCCATTCCCCGAGGTCAGACCATGCAAACCAGCGCCCAAGGCATTGTCGCCCTCGAGCTTGAAGAGGGCGTCGTGCTGAAGGCCTATCGCGATGCCGTTGGCGTCTGGACCATTGGTGCCGGGTTGACCGCCAGTTCCGGCGTGGTGAGACCCAAGTCAGGCATGGTCATCACCCGAGCGGACGCGACCAATCTGACGCAGCTGGCATTGCGCAAGAAATACGAGCCCGCTGTTGAAGCGGCAATGTCGGGCACCGTTGGATCGGCGGTTCGACGGCCGCAGCAATGCGAGTTCGACGCAGGGGTTTCGTTTCATTGGAACACCGGGGCGATTTCCCGCGCGTCTTGGGTCCGGCTTTGGAAAGCCAAAGCTGGGGCTGCGAAGATCCGCGCGGCCTTGCTCGCCTGGAACAAGGGCGGCGGCAAGGTCTTGCCCGGGCTGACAGCGCGGCGCGACCGCGAGGCGGCCATGCTGTTGGCTGGCCGCTATCGCGGGGCGGCAGCCGCCTCTGCCCCCAGCCAGGTCTTTGCCAGCTGGGGGCTGATGCTGACGGATGCCGAAAAGGCCTCCGCGATCGCTGGCTTCAAAGCCCTTGGCTATGCCACCGGCGACACGGTGGATGCCGTGCTGAAGACGGCCGCCATCGCGTTTCAGAAGGACTACGACCTGACGCCCGATGGCATCATCGGGCGCGCAACGTTGTCCACCTTGCAGCGCCAGCTGGATGCCCGCGCCAAGGCCAAGACCACGGCGGCGGTCGTCGCAGCGCCCGTGGCGACGGCTTCGATCCCCGCTGGCACCTCGGATTTCACGGACGTGTTGCTGGCCCTGCCCCATGCCGATGCCGTGCTGATCGCAGCAGGCGCGCTCTATGGCGTCACCTACCTCTACCGCTACCGCGACAGTGTCGCGGCCAAACTTGCCCCCACCCTGCCGCGCGTCGCGGCCTTGCTTCGGAGCTTTTGATTCATGAGCCTCATCCTCGCCGAAATGGCGCTGAAGGCCGGTTTGCCCCTTGTTGAAAAGCTGCTGAGCAAGAAGCTTGGCGACGCAAACGGTCAGATGGTCACCCAGGTCGTCGCCGCGATCGCTGCCCGGGCGGGCGTCGCCCCTGACCAGTTGGACGCCCTGGCATCCGACACCCCCGGCCGCGTCATCGAAGCGATGCGCCAGGTCGAAGACGCAACGCCCGACATGCTGGCCGCCTATGACCGCGACTTGCAACTGCAGCTCGCGACGCTTGCGGCAGAGCAGGATGACCCGGTCTGGATGCGCGCCTGGCGGCCGGGCTGGATGTACCTGCTGGGGTTCCTCTGGCTTTGGAACCTCGTGCTTCTGCATGTGGCCAATGCGGTCTGGAAGATCGCCCTTCCGCCGCTGCCGACAACCGACCTGCTGGCACTGACCGGGTTGTTCCTGTCGCTCTACATGGGCGGCCATACCGTCCTGCGGGCATTGGGCAAGGCGGGTGACAAGTAATGGCGGGTGAAGTCCTGAACATTTCACCGGTCGTCGTCTGGGTCGTCGCGCTCTCGCAGCTTCTGACCTTCGGCCTGACAATCTGGGGGCTGATGGCTTCGGGCAGCCGGGCCAATTCGAAGAAGCTGGAAGAGCACGGCAAGACGCTGGACGGACATGGCCTGCGGCTTTCCTCGGTCGAGCAGACCATCAAGGAGGCCCCCACGAAGGTCGATATGCAGTCGATCCTCCTGGCGATGGAGGCCATGCGGGGTGACGTCAAGGTCATGCGGGCCGAAATGGAGGGCAGCACGGCCATCATGGAGCGGCTCGAGGCCATCGTCAGCCGCCACGAAAACCACCTTCTCGACGGGAACAAAGGCCGATGAGTGACTATGCAGAAATCATCCGGCAGGACGCGCGCCTGATCATCCTCAAGGCCCTGGCGGGTCAGGTCGATGAACGGATGCACTCGGGTTATCTGGTCGAAGAGCTGCTGCGCTTTGGCATCGATCGGCCGCGCGAGTGGGTACATGGCGAGCTGGATTGGCTGGCCGAGATGGGTGCCGTGACGCTACTGAAGCCCGGCTCTGTCGTCGTCGCCACCCTGACCGAAAAGGGCGCGCGGCACTTGCGCCGTGCGATCGTGATCGAGGGCATCAAGCGCCCCAGCCGTCCGGGGGAATGATCCATGGGCCGCGGGCGTCTGTCCTCCTTTGATCTGTTGCCTACCGAAGCCGAGAGCATCGTCGCCTGGGCTGCGTCCGAACTGGCCGATCGGGAAAAGACGCAGATCGACATCTACCAGGAGTTCGTGAGCAAATGCGAAGCCCTGATGGCCGAGCATCGCGGCGAGCTGGAATTCGACATTCCGGCGTTCTCGAGCTTCAACCGCTATTCGATCCGCCAGGCGCGGCTTTCGCGCCGGCTGACCGAAACCCGAGAAATGGTCGCGGTCCTGGCGCAGAAACACGATGCGAAGGCCAGCGATGATCTGACCATCATCGCCGGCGAGATGATCAAGTCCGTCGTGCTGCACATGCTGGGCGATGGTGCCGATGGCGTGGCCCCTAAAGAGCTGAAGGCGCTGGCCGATGCCTTCCGCGCGGCGCAGCTTGCCCAGAACCTTTCCACCGATCGGCGCACCAAGGAAGATGCCAAGCTGGCCGCCCGCGTGACCGAGGCCGTCGATACCGTCGCCAAGGCCGCCGGCATGACCAAGGAAACCACCGAAAAGATCAAGGCACAGATCCTGGGCGTCGCGTGAACAAGGCAGCATGCACATGAAGATGCTCACCGCCGAAGAGTGGGAAAAGCAGCGCCAGGAGGCGATGGCGGCAATGCCTGCCGTCATCGCCGAGGTCGGCCTGCCCAAGGTACTCTTGCCCTATCAGGCCCGCACGGTCTCCTTGCTCGACGGGGTCTGCCCGGTTCTCTTTGTCGAGAAAAGCCGCCGCATCGGTTTGACCTGGGGGCTTGCCGCCTATGCCGCCTTGCGCGCCGGCCGCCAGAAAGTGGCGGGCGGCATGGACGTGATGTACATCTCCTACAGCCGCGAGATGACCCGCGAATTCATCGACGCCTGTGCGATGTGGGCGCGCGCCTTCGACGTGGCGGCAGGCGAAGTCGAAGAGACGCTCTTTGACCAGGACGACGCCGACAAGGCGATCAACGCCTTCCGCATCAAGTTTGCCAGCGGATTCGAAATCATGGCCTTGTCGTCCGCACCGCGCAGTTTGCGCGGCAAGCAGGGCGTGATCATCATCGACGAAGCGGCTTTCGTTGACAGCCTCAAAGAGCTGTTGAAGGCAGCGTTGGCTTTCCTGATGTGGGGCGGCCAGGTCGTGGTCTGCTCGACCCATGACGGCTTTGACAATGAGTTCAACGTCCAGATTCAGGACATCCTGGCGGGGCGATCGAAGTTCGCGCATCTGCGCATCGATTTTGACCAGGCTCTGCGCGAAGGCCTCTATCAGCGCATTGCGCTGGTGACCCGCAAGACCTGGTCAGCGGCGGGCGAAGCTGCATGGCGACAAGACATCATCGACTTCTACGGCGACGGCGCGGATGAGGAGCTCTTTTGCATCCCGTCGCTGTCTTCAGGCTCCTGGCTGCCCGCACCATTGATCGAGGCGCGGATGACGGTCGAAGTGCCGGTCCTGCGGCTGGAGCTGCCGGGCGACTACATGTTCCGATCGCAGCTCGATCAGGCTGTTCTGATGGCGCCCTTCCTTGAGGCGCTGCAAGCCCAGCTCAAGGCGCTTGATCTGGGCGCGCAATATGCCTTCGGGTTCGACTTTGCCCGCGTCTCGGATTTGACGGCGGGGTCTTTACTGGCCATTGAACAGCGCCTTAAACGCCGCGAAGCACTTGCGTTCGAACTGCGCAACGTGCCGGGCGCCGAGCAAAAGCTGATCACCCAGATGATCCTGAAACATGTGCGCCACCGCCTGGTTGGGGCGGCGTTTGACGCCACCGGCATGGGCTGGACTGTTGCCGAAGACATGGGGCGGGAGTTCGGCCTGCGCGAAGACCCGGAAGGCTCTGGCCTGGTGATGGCCGTGAAGTTCACCGAAGAATGGTACCGGCTGCACATGCCGCCACTGAAGGTGGCCTTCGAAGACGACATGGTCGCGATCATCGCCGATGTGGACCATCTGTCAGATCTGCGTGCCGTCAAGCTGGTGCGTGGCATTGCCCGCGTCCCGCCCTTGCGCGAGGGCGCCTCGGGGCTGAAGCGCCATGGCGACTATGCCATCGCCCTTGCGCTGGCGCATTGGGCCAGTCGGCAGCGCTGGATGGAATACGGCTATGAGGCTGTCCCGATGCATGGCGATGCCAAAACGCAAAGCGCACTGGCTGATCATCGCGAGGTCAGCCTGCCTTCGGGTTTCCTGAGCAGTGGCCTTCGCGGGGAAATCTGGTGACATGAAAGGGCGAATGAATGGCCAATAGCAACAAACCCTCGGCCTCGGTCTTGCTCGATCACCGTGGCATGCCGATCGCGCGGGCAAACCTTGGCCGGGAACTGGCCTCGGCCAGTGTTGGCAGTGTGCGCAGCCCGCTTTCGGGCTATCCCTCTGATGGCTTGAACCCGCTCACCCTGGCGGCAATCCTGCGCGAGGCGGATGCTGGATCCCCGACCCGCTATCTCGAGCTGGCCGAAATCATCGAAGAACGCGATCCGCATTATCTTGGCGTTTTGGGCACGCGCCGCCGCTCCGTCAGCCAGATCGACATCACCGTCGAGGCCGGATCCGAAAGCGCCGAAGATGAGGTCATTGCGCAAATGCTGCGTGACTGGCTCAAGCGCGACGAGTTGACCGACGAAGTCTTTGCCATCCTCGACTGCATCGGCAAAGGCTACAGCGCCACCGAGATCATCTGGGATACCTCGGAGCGCCAATGGATGCCGAACCGGCTGGAATGGCGCGACCCGCGTTGGTTCCGCTTTGACCGGCGCGACCTGACCACGCCGATGATGTTGTCAGAAACCGGGGGCGAGCAGCCGCTGGAGCCCTTCAAGTTCATCTTCGCCAGCATCAAGGCAAAATCAGGCCTGCCCCTGCGGTCCGGGCTCGCCCGTGTGGCAATGTGGGGCTACCTCTTCAAGGCCTACACTTTGCGCGACTGGGCGATTTTCACGCAAACCTACGGCCAGCCGGTCCGCGTCGGCAAGTTCGACAGCAATGCCACCCCCGAGGACAAGGCCACACTGTTTCGGGCGGTGGCGAATATTGCGGGCGACTGCGCTGCCATCATTCCGGCCTCGATGGAGATCGAGTTCATTGAAGCCAGCAATGTCGGCGCATCCTCTGACCTTTACGAAAAGCGCGCCGACTGGTTCGATCGGCAGATCTCGAAGGCGGTTCTGGGCCAGACCTCGACGACCGACGCCGAGATCGGCGGCCTTGGGTCAGGCAAAGAGCACCGCGAGGTGCAGGAGGTCATCGAAAAATCCGACGCACGGGCTCTCGCGGCGATCCTCAACCGCGACCTGGTGCAACCTTGGGTGCAGCTGAACTATGGGCCGCGCAAGAGCTATCCGCGCCTGGTGATCGCCCGCAAGGAACAGGAAGACCTCAAAGCCTTCTCTGACGCGATCACCCCGTTGATCGACCGTGGGCTCGAGGTCGAACAGGCGACAATCCAGAAGCGATTTGGCCTCCCAGACGTCACAAAAGGCGCGAAATTGCTCCAGCCACAGCGGGCGGGTGCAATGGTGACCGCCCCCCCGGCGTCAAATTCCAAAATTAAAGGGAATCCCGGCGAAATTAAACGGGTCAAGCCCTTTGCCGGTACATCGACCGCCCTCCAAGCCGAAGGGGCTCTGGCGGGCGAAAATCAGGGGGTGTCGCCCGAGGACATGTTGACTGATCAGATGCAGCAGGATGCGGCACCGGCCCTTCAAGCCATGCTCAGCCGGATGGAGGCGATGATCCAGGCGGCGACGAGCCTTGAGGAGTTGCGGGCGATGATCAGCGAGGGGTTTGACGGCATTGCGACCGATCAGCTGTCGCAAGCTCTGGCGGCCGGGTTTCTGACGGCGCATCTGGCCGGGCGCGCCGATCTTGCGGAGGACAGCGATTGACCGTTCTGGATGCCAGTTTCGGATCGCCGTTCCCCGAACAGTTGGCGGCGCTGCGGCTGCGGTTTCGCCACCTGGTGCCAACCGCCCGCTGGGACGATCTGCAAAAGTCGGCCCATGATCGCGCCTTCATGGTGGCCGGTGCCATGAAGGCTGACCTGCTTGCCGATCTTGCCACGGCCGTCGACAAGGCGATGTTCGAACACCGCTCGCTGAAGACGTTTCGGGAAGAGTACCTGGCCACCGCCAAAACCAACGGCTGGAACGGCTGGACCGGACAGGGCACGGCAAAGGGCGAGGCCTGGCGGGCGCGGGTGATCTACAAGACCAACATGGCGACTTCCTACGCGGCGGGCCGCATCGCCCAGCTGGAGGCGGGCGGGTTCAAGTTCTGGGTCTACAAGCACGGCAACGCGCGAGAACCCCGTCTGCAGCATCTTGCCTGGGATGGCCTCGCATTGCCGCCGGATCATCCGTTCTGGCAGACCCATGCACCGCCAAATGGCTGGGGCTGCACCTGCCGCATTCGCGGTGCAGATACCCGGGCCGGGATCCTTCGTGCCAAGGGTGATCCTGACAAGAAGCTGCCCGATGGCTGGCAGACACCCGATCCGAAGACCGGCGCGCCGCGCGGCATCGACAAGGGCTGGGACTATGCGCCCGGCCGCAGCGTTGCGGAGACGGTCTCGCTGGCGGCAAAGAAGATCTCTTCGCTGCCGGCAGAGATCGGATCGAGCTATGGCACAGGTCTGCAGGGGATCATCGAACGTGCCTGGCCCACTTGGGTTGCCGATACGATGGTGCGGGGCAGTCACGAGCCGGGCCTCGCCGGGGTGATGTCACGCGCGTTGATATCTGCAGCTGAGGCAAAAGGCGTCGCCCCAACATCGGCCGAGATGATGATCAAGCCAGGGCTATTGATCGGTCCCAAAGCCGATCGCCACAGCAATGCCGGTGATGCCCTGACAGCGAAGCAATGGCTTTTGCTGCCGCAGCTTTTGAAACATCCCAAAGCCGTTCTGCTCGACCGGAAGACCGGCAATCTCATTCTGATGATCGACGGCGATGACGCCAACGGTCAACTGGCGCTTGCCTTGGACTATGCTGTGAAGAAACCCAAGTCCGTGGTGAACCTGGTGGTCTCGGCCTACCGTCCAAACCAAGACAGCCTTCGGGGCAGGGTCAACGCTGGTCTGCTCGACTTGATACTAGGCAGTTTGGGATGACGGAGGGCCGGACGTCCCCTCATGTGCTAGCGATCCGCTTGCGCGGGTACGGCATCCTGGACTCCGATTTCCCAGGGTCGCCATCCATGAAAGAATGTAGCCATGATCTCGATTGAATACAATGATCCTGAGGTCATCGAAGCGCTGGGGCGTCTGGCGGCACTTCTGGATGACATGTCGCCCGCCATGCACAAGATCGGTGGATACATGCGCGATCAGACCGAGGATCGTTTCAAAACTGAAACCGACCCACTTGGAAACCCGTGGGCGCCCAGATCGGCGGTAACGCTGAGGGCCTATGAACAGCGCGCCAAAAAGCCGGGCGAACAGGCGAGCTGGGGCGGCGTGCTGCATTACAGCGGACAGCTGAGCGGCAACATCTTCTCCGAATCCGGTCCGGACTGGGCCCGGATCGGCTCGCCCGAGCCCTATGCCGCCATGATGCAGTTTGGCGGGACAAAGTCGGCATTCCCGCATCTTTGGGGCGACATCCCGGCCCGCCCATATCTCGGCGTGTCGGAAGAGGATCATTCTGGCATCCTTGACATCATTGCCGAACAGATCGGCAATGCCATGGGTGTTGACCTGTAAGGCATTGACGCCTGCAATGGCGGGAGTCACGCTTCTGGCACTGTCAGGCTTGCGTCTCTGCACACCGTTGCAGGTGTTTTGACCGGTCTGCGGCCGCGATGATCGCGGCATGACAAAACGTCCGCACCCCCTTCCTTCTGATCTCATCGCGCTGTGCGCGTCCGTGGATCTGCCCGATCAGGCCGAAGCGCCCGACTGGATCCATCTGGTGCCCACTCTGCAGGGCGAAATCGCGACCTTCGATGGCCGTGGCCCGTACCGCCTTGCCGATGCCAGCGCCGTCATCGCGGCCTCGCTTGCCAATGAGCGCGGCATTCCCGTCGACGAGATGCATGCAACCGATCTGGCGGGACCAAGCGGCGGTCCTGCGCCGGCGCGCGGCTGGATCAAGGATATGCAGACCCGTGACGACGGGATCTGGGGGCGCGTCGAATGGACCAACGCCGGGCGGCAACTGGTCGCTGACAAGGCCTATCGGGCGATTTCCCCCGTTCTCTCGCTGCATGCCGATCGCAAGACGGTCCGCATGATCCCACGGGCAAGTCTCGTGAATGCCCAAAACCTGCGCGGACTGACCGCGCTCAATCAGGAGATGCCCATGACCTTCATGGCAAAGCTGGCCGAAAAACTCGGCCTGGGCGCAACTGCGTCCGAGGATGACATGTTGGCGGCAATTCCGGCGCCGACCGCCACGACGGCCCTGCAGTCGGCCCTGTCAGAGATCGGCACCGTGCTTGGCATCGAAGCCAGCAACACTGCAGCCATCGTGGCGGCCGTCCAGGGCAAGGCCGCAGAGGGCGCATCTATTCTGGCGCTGCAGGCGGAGAACAGCGGTCTGAAAACCCGGCTGGATACGCTGGAGACAGCCCACAAGCGCGCCGCTTCCGAAGCCTTCGTCGATGCCGGTTTGGCCGAAAAACGCTCCGGGCTCAGCGCGGCCAACCGCGAGACCTGGATCACCCTGCACATGGCGCAGCCTGAGACCGCGACCTCGCTGGTCAACGCCATGCCCAAGCTCGGCCCAAGCCACCTTGGCGGCACGCCGCCTGGTGCGGAGGGCGAAGTGCTGTCGCTCAACGCCGAACAGGCGGGCGCGGATCTTGCCGCTCGGGCGCGCGCCTACCAGTCCAAGCGCAAATCGGAGGGCGTGGAGATCGATTACATCGCGGCCGTTCGTGCCGTTTCGGAGGGCAAGAAATGATCCAGGGCTTTGTCAAATCTTACGAGGCATCCGCCGATGTCACCAAGTTCCGGATTGCCCGGTTCTCTGACACCGCAGCCTCGCAGAAAGTCGCTGGCGCCACCGCCAACACCCAGGCCCTGATCGGTGTTTTCGACAGCATGGGCGGGCTCAGCGGCAGCATGGTCGACGTGCATCGCTCGGGGCTGGCCTCGGTCGAATTGGGCGGCACCGTCACCGCGGGCGCGCCGCTTACCTCGGACGCCCAGGGCCGCGCCATTGTGGCCGTCGCGGCATCGGCCACCCAGGTGCGCATTATCGGCTTTGCTGATGCCCCCGGCGTGATCGGCGACATCATCGACGTTTGGGTCGAGCCCAGCCTGCTCGATCGCGCCTGACCGCTTCCCCAAACCCTGCGAGGACAATATGAACCGCCCCTTCACTATCGATCCCGTCCTGACGGCCATGGCCGTAGGCTTTCGCAACCCCGACGCCTCGCGCATTGCCGATCAGGTTCTGCCGCGCATTCAGGTCGGTGCAGAAAAGTTCAAATGGACCCAGTACCCGATCTCGGAAGCCTTCAACATTCCCGACGCGCGTGTCGGTCGCAAAGGCCGCGTGCAGCAGCTGGAATTCAGCGGCACCGAAACCACCGCAGAGGTTGAGGACTGGGGCCTCGATGCGCCGATCCCCTATTCCGACATCGAAGCGGCCGCCAACGCCCGTGCGCAAAACCGCTCGGCCTATGATCCGGAAGGCCACTCGGTCACCATGCTGACCGACACCATCGCCAATATCCGCGAGGTGCGCGTGGCGCAGCTGGTTCACAACCTGGCCACCTATGCCGCCGACAAGCGGATCACGCTTTCGGGCACATCGCAGTTCTCGGACTATGCCAACTCCGACCCGATCTCGGTCATCAAGGCGGGCCTGACCTCGACCCTGATCTTCCGCCCCAACACGCTGGTGATGGGCGCCGATGTTTGGACCAAGATGAGCTCGCACCCCAAGCTCGTCAACGCGGTCAAGGGCAATGTCACGAGCGCAGGCATCATCACCCGCGAGCAGTTTGTCGAACTGTTCTCCGGTGAAGGCATCCGCGAACTGCTGGTCGGCGACGCCTGGTACAATACCGCAAAGGCCGGGCAGACGCCCGTGCTGGGCCGCGCCTGGGGCAAGCACATCGCGATGATCCACAAGAACGCGATGGCGTCCGTTGAAGGCGGTGGCATCACCTTTGGCGCAACCGCTCAGTATGGCAGCAAGATCGCCGGCCGCATCGAGGACAAGGATATCGGCCTGCAAGGCGGTGTCCGCATCCGGACCGGCGAGCGGATCAAGGAACTGATCATCGCCAAGGACGTCGGCTACTTCATTCAGAACGCCGTCGCCTGACCTGGTCGGTTTTTGCAGAGGGGGTGGGCCCTCCACCCCCTTTCATGAACCGAAAACGAGGAGCCGAACCATGGCGAAGAAACCTTCCACCCTGCGCGCAACTCTTGCCGAAGGCACCTACCTCAGCACCGGGGCAATCCTGCACGACGGTGTGACCTATGCACCCGGCGATGTGATTGCCGATCTGTCCGAGGCCGATGCATCGACCCTGCTGGCGGCTGGCGTGATCGAAGCTGCAAAGACCCCGGCCGCGGCGCCCGCGCCTGAAGCCTGAGACACCAGCGCGGGGTAGCTCAGACGGTCAGAGCGCCGGACTCATAATCCAGAGGTCGCAGGTTCGAATCCTGCCCCCGCAACCAATTAGAACCGAGATCACCCGATGACCTACGCCACCCTTCAGATGCTGAGCGACCGCGTGGGCGTGCCCATGCTCGTCATGCTGACCGATCGGTCGGTCGTGCCAACTGGGGAGGTTGATCTGGCGGTGCTGGGTCGCGCCTTGGCCGACGCAGATGCATTGATCGACGGCTTTTTGGCGGGCAAGTATGACATGCCGCTCACGAGCACGCCTGCTCTTATCGCTGACATCGCCCAGGCTGTGACCCTGTGGAAGCTGCACAGTTCCGAGCCGGAAACCAAGGTGAAAGACGACTACAACGATGCCTTGCAGCGGCTGAAGGAAATTCGCGCGGGCATCATCGTGCTGACGGATGTGGCCGGTCTGGAGCCCACGGGCAAGGCGGCCAATGGCGTTCAGATCGTGGATCGCGACCGCCCCTTCACCGAAGCCAACATGAAGGGCTTCATCTGATGCTGACCTCCGACATCATCATCGCTCGGCTGCGCGACAAGGTTCCTGGCTTGGGCGAGGTTTCCGGCGCGATTGAATTGGCGGCCCTGCTGGAGGCGAAACCGCAGCCGCGCCCCAAGCCGATCGCGCATGTGGTCCCTGCCGGGCTGCGCGGCGGGACGCCCCGGGATGTGACGGGCGGCTTCATCCAGGCAATCGACGTGTCCTTCGCGGTTTTTGTCACCTTTGCGACCGTCAATGACCCCAAGGGAGCAAAGGCCCAGGCTGTCGTCGATGTGCTGCTCGTTGAGATCATTGCGGCGATTTGCGGCTGGGCGCCCCTGCGCACCACCGGTGTCTTTCGCCTTCTCGGCGCGGGGCCGCGGCAGGTGAAACCCGGCCTCGTCGTCTACGCCATCGAATTCGCAATCCAGGACCAGCTGAGGATCTGACAATGACCGACCATCCGATGCCCGCCTCTGGCGGCAGCTATATCCGCAACGCCGATGGCAGCCTCACGCTGATCGAGGACAGCGCCGAAGCACCGGCTGCGGCCGATCCGACCCCGGCAGGCCCGGCCGGCGGCGCACGCAAACCCAAATCCGAAGTGAAGGAAGCCTGAGATGTTCATGCGGCTGCAGGCCTTGCTGGTCAAATCTGAGACCACCTACGGCACCGATCCCAACCCGACCGGTGCTGCCAACGCGATCCTGGCGCAGAACGTCAAGATCACGCCGATGAAGGGATCGGACGTCAAGCGAGACTATGACCGGCCCTATTTCGGTGCCAATCCGACCATTCCGGTCGGCCTGCATGCGTCGATTGCCTTCGAGGTCGAGGTGAAGAGCTCGGGAGTTGCCGGGACACCGCCCGCCTATGGCCCATTGCTGCAGGCCTGCAAACTGGCTGAAGTGATCGTCGCGGCCACTTCCGTGACCTACAACCCGCATTCTGGCACCCAGAAATCGGCCACGATCTACTTCAATGTGGACGGCACTCTGTTCAAAATTGTGGGCGCGCGCGGCACCTTCACCTACGGCTTGAATGCCCAGGGCATTGTCGTTCTGAAATTCGAGATGACGGGCCTTTTCGTGCAACCCTCTGCTTCGGCCCTGCCATCGGTCACCCTGGGCACGCAGCTGACCCAGATCCCGCAAGCGGCCAGCTCGGCCAATACGCCGACCTTCACGCTGGCGACAACCGCGCTGGCTTTGCGGTCCTTCACCTTCGATGCGGGCTGCGAGGTCAAACCGCGGTTTCTGGTGGGGTCGGAACAGATCCTGATCACCGATGCCGCCGAAAGCATTGATCTGCAGATCGAGGCTGTGGCGCTGGCGACCTTCAACCCGTTTGCCCTGGCGGCGGCGGCCACGCCGATCCCAGTCTCACTGGTCCATGGGGTGGGTGCGGGCAAGATCACCACCCTGTCGGTTCCGGCCGCCCAGGTCATGCGCCCCGATGGGCTGGAGGAGCAGGACGGCCTCGTCGAGTGGAAGCTCAAACTTACGCCGCTGCCCGTCTCTGGCAATGACCAGTTCACCCTCGCCTTCACCTGATCGGAGATCCCATGAAAATCATCAAAAACCGCCCGTTTAACGCCATTGTAAAGGTGGTTTACCCGGGCGATGCAGCTGACGCTGAAAACAGCTTCACCGGGCACTTTGTTGCCCTCGACCTTGAGACCATGAAAGAGCTGAAGCTCGGCACGGTCGAGGCGGAAGACGCCTACATGGATCAGATGTTCACGGGCTGGGACGGGCTCGTCGACAGCACCGATGCGCCGTTTGAGGTGACGCCTGAGAACCGCGCGGCCTTGCTGAGCGATCTCGCTGTGCGCCGGGCCATCATGGATACCTACGCCAAAGAGATGTCGGGCCTGCGCCGGGGAAACTGATTTGGGCGGGCCGGGCTTGGGCGCGCGGTGACTTTGCCCGCAAGTCTGGCGCCCCCAGCCCCGAGGAACAGGCCGTCAAAAGCGCCGCCTTTTTCGGCCTGACCCTGACACTTGATGCCGAGGCCCAACAGGAGGGCCTTTGGCACGATCACCTCGCGGCCTGGACCGCCTGGTGTGCGATTTCCGGGCAGTGGCGCAGCGTCGCCCTATCCGGGAACTGGGGGGCGAAAGTGATCTGGCTGGGCATCGACTACGCCGCCGCCCGCGCCGCCCTCGATCTGGCTGGGCTGAGTGTGACGCCCGAGATTTGGAACGACGTGCGCACCATCGAAGAGGGCGCAACCGAGGAAATGAACCGCCGTGGCTGACATGCGCATCAGTATGATGATCGAGCTGAACGCCCAGCGTGCCCGCGCTGAGGCGGCCGCTCTGCGCGCAGAGATCGACCAGGTCGGCAAGACAGCCGATGCTGCGGGCCGCGCCTCTGGGTCCGCCGCCGGCGGGATCGATCGGCTGGGTACATCGGCACAGACGGCGGCGGCCGATGCAGCGACCGCCGGGGATGCGGCCAAAGGCTATGCCCGCGCCATCGATGTCATTCGGCAGGCCATCAACCCGCTGGAGGCAGAGCTTGCCCAAAACCTGACTGCGATGCGTGAGATCACGGTCGCCGAAGAGATTGGGGCGCTGACCGCCCGCGAGGCGGCGCTGGCGCATGATCAGCTGATGCGCTCCGTCACCCAGCTGCGCGGCACGATCGAGACCGCAAACGCTGGGTATGACGCCAGCGGCGCGGCCACTGCGCGTGTCGAAACCGCCATGCAGCGGATGATCGCGGCCAACACCGGCATGACAGCCAGCGCGTCGGATTCGGTCGCGGCCGAGCTGCAGCGGGGTGCTGCCCTGGACGAGCTGCGCGCGCGGTTTGATCCGCTGTTCGCGGCCTCGCGCCGCTATGAGCTGGAGCTGCGCGAGATCAATGACGCGGAACGCCAGGGCGCCCTGACGGCGGCGGCGGCTGGGGCTGCACGCGAGCGCGCAGCAGCGGCGATGGCTCCTGCCGTGCGCCAGATCGGCGGCGCGGCACAAAGTTCGACCGCCTATGTCGCCCAGCTGGGTTATCAGGTGAACGACATCGGCGTGATGCTTGCGTCTGGGCAAAACCCCTTGGTGCTGGCGATGCAGCAGGGCACGCAGGTCAACCAGGTGTTCGACCTGATGCGCAAGGAAGGCCAGTCGGTCGGCCAGGCAATCAAGTCATCGCTGCTGAGCATGGTCAGCCCGATGAACCTGCTGACGATCGGTGCAATTGCATTGGGCGCCTATGGGGTGCAGGCCCTGATGTCGCTACGCGAAGAGACCGTGTCTGCGGATGATGCGATTGAGGCGATCACGTCCTCCGTGCAGGCGTTTGCCACGCAAACCCGGCGATCCAGTGACGATATCGTGCGCGATTTCGGGCGCATCAACCCTGAACTGGTCGAGATGCAGCGCAACCTGACCGCGCTGGCGCAGGTCAAGGCGCTGCAGGATCTGCAAACGGCCATGAAGGCGCTCAAAGGTGATGTTGATGGCAGTTGGACAGCAACCGGGGCATCGCAAGTTGGAGATCTGCTGGGCACTCAAGCCTATGTGACCGGGACGGCCAACAGGACAGCAACCGCCTCTGTCCGGGAGTTTATGGCATCGTTGTCCGCCTTGCAGACTGCCAAGGGTCCGGATCAACAGCTGGCAGTGATCCGCGACCTGTCGCAGCAACTGGTCAAGGCGGCTGGCGGCATTGACCAGATGTCCGAGGCGCAGGCCATCTACTACAGCCATTTGCTCGATTCAGAGTCGGCCGTCGAACGGCTGGTTGCGGCCCAAGCCCAAGCCAAGCGCCAGGCGGTCGAGATGGCGATCGCCTCTGGCGCGCAGAATATCGGCATGCATGCGGCCTTGTCTGTGGATCAGCCGGTCACCGTAGACCCTGCGCAACGCGACCGCGCCAAGCGTGATGCCAACGAGCTGATCGAGGCTGCACGCCAAGAAAACGAACTCGCCCGTCTGAAGCTGGTCTATGGCGAACGAAGTGCTGAAGTGCGCGCCGAAGAGCAGCGGCAGGCGATGGCCGCAATCGAGGCCAGAATCACAGAGCTGGGCATCGATCGCCAAGGCTTGCAGGCGGCGGCGATGCGGACGGGCGAGGCCGTCAAACTGGCCCTGGCCGAGGGAAACCGCCTGGCCGCGCAGCGCACGGCTACAGACCAGCTGCGCGACCAGTACGCCACCCAGGCGCGCATCGTGGAACTGTCGGCAAAATACGGCGCTGACAGCCTCGAAGTGGCCTATGCCCGTGCGGCGGCCGAGCGCGAGACGCAAGTGGCACTCTTGGCCTCGCAAGGCATCGCAGGCAAAGAGGCCGACGAGCTGATGCGCGGCTGGGACGCTGCTCAGGGCATCGCCTCGGTCAACATGGCGGCCGGAATCAGCGCGGCCGCTGATGTTGCAGCCCTGCTGGCCGCACGGCTGGGCGTGTCGATGCAAAATGCGCTGGGGCTGATGGGGATTGCAGCCGGTGCCAAGAATGCCCGCGCCGATTCGGGCCTGTCCTTTGCCATCGGCTCGCCCGAGGCGGCTGCCGCAGCCACGCCTTCATTGGGATTTGGGAACTATTCCGGATCATCCTATCAGGCGCCGAGTTACGATGCACCGAAGGCAGCAGGCGGCGGGAAAGGTGCCGAAACCAGTGGCGTTCTGGCGCTGATCGCGGCGCAACAGCGCGAGTTGGCGATCCTGCGCGAGGTCGACCCGGTCAAACAGGAGATGCTGCGCAATTCAGAGGCGCTGGCAAAGGCATCGCTGGCCGAACGCGCCGCCGTCGAGACGCTGATCCGCACGCGCGTCGCCGAAGAGTCTGCGCTGGAAAAGGTGCGCGATGCGCAGAATGCCATCGGGGAAACCGGGAAGTCACTTTTCGTCGGTCTGGCCAACCAAACCATGACTTGGGTCGACGCACTGGACACCGTCCTGTCGAAACTCGCCGAAATGGCGGCTTCATCGGTCTGGGACATGATCTGGAATGGTCAGGGCGGCTCCGGTGGACTGGGCGCTTTGGTGACGGACTGGCTGGGCGGCAGCATCCTGGCCAAAGCGGATGGCGGGCGTATTTCCGGGCCAGGCGGCCCCCGCGATGATGCAATTCCGGCCTGGGTGAGCAATGGCGAATATATCGTCAATGCCGCCGCCACCGCGCGCGCCTTGCCGCTTCTGGAGTTGATCAATGCTGGTGTGCCGGTTGATCGGCTGGTCGCAGCCATTGGCGGGCGCGGCATGGCCTTTGCCGACGGCGGCTATGTGACCGTTGGGTCATCGGCCCCGGCCTGGGCAAGGTCGGCGGATGGCAATTCGTCCGGCCAGACCAGCAACAATCGCCCTATGCAGGTGCAGATCAACAACTATGGGTCAGATCAGATCGAGGCGCAGCAGACGACTGGCCCGGACGGCGAGGAGATCATCGCGATCACCGTCGGCAAGCAGATGAGCCGGGGGCGCTTTGATAAGCAGCAGCGGGCTCGCTACGGCACAACGCCGCAGGTGGCCCGCCGATGAGCACGCTCATGACCGTCTGGCCCGCCGGATTTCTGCCTGCCCCCAAGCGCGATGCCTGGGAAGGCGCACCGTTTGACAGCCGCGCCGCGTTCGAGCCCGAGGATGGCCCGCCGATGTTTCGCGCGCGCGTGACCGCCGAGGCATGGCAGTTTTCCGGGGTGTTCCCGACTGTCAAACTGCCCGAGCGCGACGCCTTCTTTGCCTTCTGGGATGAGATTCAGGCCGGAACGTTGCCCTTCCTGTGGCGCGACTGGGCCTATGGCGGCGGAATCCGCAAGTGGCAGTTTGCCAAGGACAACGCCTATCGCATCGCCCAGGTGGCGCATGGCTCCTGGGATATCCGCGTCGCAATGATCCGCTTGGCCTCGACGCCCTGGTGGGCCAGCCTGATCCCGGCCGACCGGCTGGTGGCGCCGGTTGCGGCCTATGACATGGCGCGCGGGCTTTATCACAATGGCACAGCCCAGATTGGGGCCACTGCAGCGATCAGCGGGGCACCTGGCATCATCCGTGCGCATGGCACCTGCGATGTGCGGCTGCTGACCGGCGCGGGGGTTGCGACCGTGCTCTTGTCGCAAAACATGACCGCTGGCTGGTGGCCCGGATCACCGCCCGTAGGCCTTGCCTCGATTACCGTCTTTGAAGCGGGGGCCTTGGCATGAGCCGCGTGATTGATGCGGAGATCCGCGCGGACCTTGAGGCGACCGCCTCGCCGCATGTGCAGCTGGTGTTCGTGAAGATCGAACATGCCAACCTGCCCGAGCCGCTGCGCTATGTCTCGGATGCGCTGGATTACATGCGCGACGGCGAGCTTTGGCAGGGCGTGCTGTTCAACGCCACTCTGCCCGGTGAATCGGACGAGGCCCCGGCCGCGACCCTGACGATCCCGAACACCAATCCCGCCGTCGGCGCGGGGTTGCGCACCCTCGTCAACCGGGCCTGGGTGACGCTGGACGTTGTCAGTTCCGCTGATTTCGACGTCACGGTCGAGCCGCGCGTGCCGCTGGGGCTGGTGCGTCCGATCTATCCGGCGATCCGCTATGAGCTCGTGGATATAAGCTGCAATGCCGCCGAAGTGTCCGGCCGCTTGATGACGCGGGATTTTGCGCAGGAGCCCTGGCCTTGTGTGTTTGCGACGCAAAGCCGCTTTCCGGGGTTGTTCCGATGACGCGGCCCCAGATCATGCGCCCCTGGTGGGAAAAATATATCGGCCTGCCGTTCGGTGACGGGCCGGGCGAGGTTACCTGCTGGGGCTTGCTGCGCGCGATCTATGCCGCAGAGCTGAAGATCGATCTGCCCAGCTACGGCGAGATCAGCGCCCGCGACCTCTTGCGGATTGCGCGCACCATGGAGGCCCATAAGGACGACGGTTGGCGTGTGCCAGCGGCACCGCGCGCCTTCGACGGCGTTTTGATGCGCGGCCATTCCGGCGCTGCTCGCGTGGTCCACGTCGGCGTGCTGATTGATCCTGCGCGTCTGATCCATGTCGAAGAGGCCAGCGCCGCAGTGGTGGTGCCGGTCACACATTGGACGGTCGCCCGCCGCATCATCGGGTACCGGAGGCATGTCGCAGCATGACGCCGATGAAGGACAGCCAGATCCTCTGCACCTGGCGCGACAGTTTCAGCGGCCTCTCCCCGGTCGTGGATTGGCAGCCGCCGGGGCTGACGCTGCAGGAGCATGTGGCGCGGTTCCGCAGTCTGCCCACCGACTTTGCCCAGCATGGGGTCATCGCCCTCAATGGCCATATCGTGCCGCCCGAGCTGTGGGCGCGTATCCGCACCCGCGCGCCGGTCGCGGGCCGCGCGATCGAGCTGACGTTTCACCTTGCCCCGCGCGGTGGCGGTGACGGGGCGGGCAAGAAGATCCTTGGCCTGATCGCGTCAATCGCACTGAGCCTTGCGGGCGGCTGGATCATCGGCGGCGGTCTGGCAAAAGCATTCGGCATGACGGCGTTTTCGGCGGGCAGCACGCTGGCCTATGCCGCCGCTGCCGGGGTGCAGCTGATTGGCTCGGCCCTCATTTCATCTCTCGTGCCGCCGCCCACGCTCAGCACCGATCAACGCAATCAGCGCATCCGCAATGAGGGAGCCGCCTCGGTCTCGGGCAACATCATCGATCCCAATGGCCCGCTGCCGCGTGTCGTCGGCGAGCGCAAAGTTTTCCCGCCACTGGCGGCCGAGCCGCTGCTCTATTTTGACGGCGTCGACGAGGTGGTGGAGGCCTGCTACGCGCTAGCAGGCCCGCACAGGCTGACGGATATCCGTATTGGTGCTGCCGCTGCCTCGGGCCTTGCGGGCTGCGAAATCGAGACCCGCGCTGGCTGGCCCGGCGATGCGGCCCTGACCCTGTTGACGCGCCAGGCACGCACGGAATCGGTGCAGTCCGAACTGACCGGCCACACCGTCGACGGCGATGACGGCGCACAACTGGACCCGACGCTGGACCGCGCGCTGGCGCTGCCGCAGCCCTTGGTGCTGGCCACGCGCTCGGCCCCCGACGAGCACCAGCTGCAGATCATCTTCGGTCAGGGGCTGCATTATCAGGGCTCGGATACCACCCGCATGCGGGTGCCACTGCGGCTGCGGCTGCGCCAGCGGGGCAGTGACACCTGGATTGCCCTGCCGGAACTTCATTTTCAGGGGGCATCGCTGCGGCAATTGCGGGCGACGATCCGGCTGATCTGGTCGGCCGAGGTGCCCGCGCCGTCCGCCGCACCGACCGTGGGTTGGGTAGAGGCGCGCGTTGCAGCGCCCGATCAGACCATTAGCCCTGAGGAAGGTGGCTGGGCCGCTGCAGCGGCGTTCGTCGGCGCAGGTGACGGCTGGATGGATGCAAACAATCTGGGCACCACGGGTGTTGTCGGTGTGGCGCTGGATCGCCACGAGGCGCGGATCCATCTGGACCCGGCAATCTTTGCCCCCGGGCGCTGGGAGATCGAAATCATCCGTGGCGCCAGCATCGACGCCGCCGATTATGACGAGGCTGCCTATACCGTTGGCGGCAGCGTCTGGGCGCTGTTTGGCGCGCGCGCGTCCGGTGCAATCGTGCGGTCGCGCGATGGCACGGCCGATACGCTATACATGCTGCGCTCGGTCTCGATCTGGAACGCGGCCCCCGTGGTGGCGGGCGACGTGGCCCTGATCGCCCTACGCGCGCGCAACCGCGCGCTGGATGCGGTTTCGGTCGTGGCGGGCGGCTGGGTACAGGACTGGGACGGAACCGACTGGCGCGATTGGGTGGTGACCTCCAACCCCGCGCCGCATGTGCGCGATATGCTGGCGGGTCGGTTGAATGCCGACGCGCTCGATGCCCCTGCCATCGACACAGACGGGCTTTTGGAATGGCGGGCGCATTGCACCGCCGAAGGTTACGCGGTCAATGCGGTGTTCGAAGGCAAGAGCGTGGCCTCGGCCTGCGAGGTGGCGGCCTCTTGCGGGTTTGCCCGCCCGCTGCGGTCGGACCTGTGGGGCGTGGCAATGGACCGTGACCGCACGGCGGATGCGCCGGTGCAGCTGTTCACGCCGCGCAACTCCGCCGGGTTCGGCTGGCGCCGCGCCATGCCGCGCCTGCCCGATGGGTTGCGCATTTCGTTCCGCGACGCCGCCGACGACTATGATGCGCGCCAGATCACAGTGATCCGCCCCGGCGGGCGCGACAGCGGCACGTTCGAACAGGTCGAATATGACGGCCTGGTCACTGAGGCAGAGGTGCGCCGCCGCGCCGACTATGACCTCGCACAGCCGACGTCGCGCGGCACCTTCTACTCCTTCGATGCGCCTGCAGAGGCCATCGTGTGCCGCATGGGTGATGTGGTCGCGGTCCAACATGACACGATCTGGTCGCATGGTGGATCGGGTCGGATCGACACCGTCTGGCTGGATGACGACTCCGACGTGGTCGCCATCGATCTGGATTGCGAGGTGCCGATTTTGGCCCGGCCGGGCTTTGCAGCCCTTGCCGACTTTGGCGCGGTTGAGAACGTCTCGCTGATCGGCGCCAGCACCTCGGCCGTGATCCGGCGCCAAACAGGCGACATCACCATTCATCCACTGATCGGTGACGGCGTGACCAGTCATCTGGAATTTGCAGCCCCGATCAACCCGGCCGGGATATTCGAGGACGTACTCGTCACCGTTGGCCTGACCACCCGTGAGACCCTACGGGGCCTCGTTTACAGCATCGAGCGGCGTCAGGATTTCCGCGCCGCCATCACCCTCATCGACGAAGCACCAGAGGTTCTGAATGGCTAGCCGCACGCTTTATTCCGAAACATCATCGCCGATGCCCAACGGGCTGCAATTCCTGACGCAATATGCCGATCGGATGATGCAGCTCTTTGGCGCGGCGATCTGGCCGCTGACCAGCGTGGGCGGCACCGGCGATGTGGTGACCGCCACGCTTGATCCGCCGCTCGTCGCGGGCCTGGTCGAGAACATGCGCTTTGCGATTACCTGGGCGACGACGAACACCGCCGGGATGACGCTGGCCATCGACGGTGGCGCGGCGGTGCCGATCCTTGATGTTGCGGGTGCCGCCATGGCTGCGGGATCGGCTCCGGCAGGCAGTCGCGCGTTGCTGGAATATGTCGGCGGGTCATTCCGGGTGATCAATCAGCTGGTGGTCGCAGGCCAGAACGGACCGGTCCACACCGTATTTACTGCCTCGGGCACCTGGTCCAAACCAACCGGCTACGCCGATGATCATCCCGTGCTTGTGCGCGCCTGGGGCGCGGGCGGTGGCGGTGGCGGCCATGCGACTACCGCAGGTGGCGGTGGCGGGTGCAACTATGCGGAGTGGGTGTTTCGCTATGCGGACCTGCCCTCGACAGTTTCAGTTTCTATCGGTGCTGGCGGTGTTGGCAAATCTGGTGGTGACGGGTCTGGCGGCAATGGCGGCAATTCGACGTTTGGTTCGTTGTTGGAGGCATTCGGCGGCGCAGGCGGCACGTCCGCCTCTGGCGGCGGCGGCGGTGGCGAACTGGCAGCGGCGACCGGAATATATGGCGCCAAAGTTGGCGGCGGCCAAGGGGGCGGTTCCTCGACCACCATCCATGCTGCGACACTTTGGGGTGGCGGCGGCGGCGGCGACGACACCGGCGGTGGATCGGCCGTTTTTGGCGGCGGCGGTGGCGGTGGCAGTTTCGTGGGCAGCTCGGGCGGCACCTCAAAATTCGGGGGCAACGGGGGCGGCATCGGTGCGGCAGGCAGTGCCCCCGGCGGCGGCGGTGGGGCTGGATATTACGTGACCGGTACTAACGGCGGCGCCGGGGCCCGGGGCCAAGTGGAGGTTTGGATTCTATGATGCGCCTGGCAGAGATCATTGACGGGGTCGTTGTCAACGTCATCGTGGCCGACGCGCGCCCGGATTGGGCGGTAGACTGGCCCGAGGCAGGCGATGCCTCGCCGGGCTGGCAGCTGGTCGATGGGCAGTTTGTGCCACCCGCGCCGCCCGCCCCATCGCTGTCAGACCTGCCTCCCGTCAGTTTGGCACAGATCGTCACAATCCTGATCGAGGACGGGTTTCTGACCGAAGCCGAAGCCACGGCGTGGATGGCGGGCACACTGCCCACCGCTGTCAGCACGCTGATTGACACGCTGCCTGCGGATCAACGCGTCTATGCCCGACTGCGTGCCGCACGGCCCACAGACGTGCGCGCCGCAGATCCGCTGATCCTCGCTTTGGCGGAGGGCATGCAGGCGGACGAGGCCGCAGTGATCGACTGGTTTGGGCGCGCCGCCCGATTGGGCACAGGAGTCTGAGATGGTCGACTTTTGCACCCTTTCCGGCACACTCGTAGCGCCCGATGGGCAGGCCTTCGGGTTAGCGCGTGTCATCCTGCGGCCAAAATCCACGGTGCCCAGCATCGCCACATCAGGATCCATCGTGGCGCCGGTGGTCCCGGAGCCAGCAGTGACCGATGAGGACGGCGGCGTATCCCTCCGGCTGGCACCTGGTTACTATAAGGGCGACGCGTCGATCCCATCTGGCAAATCGTTTGTGTTTGATCTGGCCGTGCCAGACCTGCTCAGCGCCCCGTTGGAGGACTACATCGGCGCGATCGACGTGGAGGTCCAGACGAGCGCGCAAAAAGCGCGGGACGATGCGCAGGCTGCAGCGGAAGTGGCGCAGGGGGCGCTTGATGAGATCAGGGCCGGGGGCGGACCGGTCAGCCTGGGGGGGCCCCAGGTGCTGATCAACAAGACCATTCTGAGTCTACTTCTGACAGGCGCGCCGCGCGCCAACGGCTTGACGGCCGAGGGGCTCGGTCAGTTTCTGACAGATCTCAAATTGGGCCCGGTGTTCGCGTCGCGGGCCGAGGCCCTGGCGCCGTCGTCTGGCCAGACCGGCTCGGCCTGGACGATCTCCGTGGTCAATGGGTCGGGCGCGCTGCTGACCTATATTTACGATGCCGATGGCACGGCTCTGATCACCGGTGACGGCCGGCATTGGTCGCCGGGAGGGGTGCCTCACCCGCGCCACTGGGGCGCCCCGTTGAATGGCGTCGATGACGATACCGGGGCTTTGCGGGCGCTCCACACCTATGCCAATGGCAAGCAGCTGGAGGTCAGCTATGCCGGGGTGGCCGTGATCTCGGTGGAGGCTGACGCGCAAATCGTCGTCAATACCAGTGTCGACTGGGCGGGTGTGGTGATCAGGGCGCGCAATGGGTTCGTGGCAACACCGTCGGCCAGCACGACAACCTATATGTTCCGGATTTTTGACGCCGATACGCCGGTGGAAACCGGGTCCGCCACCAGCCTGACCGCAACGAATTTGCAGGCAGGCAGCCGCACACCCACCGCGGACTTCTTCTTGGGCATGGGCTACTGCCTCATCTATGCGAATGGCGGCACCGGGCGAATCATTCCTGGGCGCGACCGCGCTACGCCGCGCGAATATCTGCAAGGCTTCGCGGTGACCAAGCTGGGCGTGGCGGCAACGCCGCTGGCCGTCAGCATCAGCGGGGCAACTTCACTGTTCTACCGCCGCCGGGCCATGTCGCCGCGCGGACGCATCACGCTGCGGAATATTAACATCGACCCGACGACGTTTAACTCGGCGTGCATCATCCACATTGAGCGCAACAACGTCGAAGTGACCGACGTACAAGTGCTGCCCGCCCCCGATGACCCCAACACATTCAACCGCATCATCGCGGCGGATGATGCGGCGTGGGTGATGGTACGAAATGTGACCGCGACCGCGCAACCCACCGGCGGCGATGGCGGCGGCACGTATCTATTGAGATTCCGCAATTGCGCCGAGATAATCTGGGAGAACGTGAACGGCGTGCAGGGTTGGGGGGCCACCGGGTGCGACGAGATCAACGGGCTATATGTTGAGAACTGCAACCTGAACCGGATCGATACCCATTCTGGCGCATTCAACATCTGGGTCAACAATTCGACCTTGCAGGAGATCGGGTGCCGGTTTGGCTGGGGTGGCGGGTTCTACCGCATCACCAACAGTGTCTTCTTCAACTGCCCGGCAATCAGCACGCGGCCCGACTACGGCGGGTTCTTCTTTGGCGATATCATGATCGTCGGCAACCAGTTTGAGAGTTCGGCCTTCCAGATCAAACTGGCATCTCTGGGCGGCGACACTCCGATCGGCGTCAGCGGCTTTGATCTACCGTCCTGCTATTCGATGATGATCGCGAACAACCAGGTCAGCGCCCTCGACACGGGGTCATACCGGGAGGTGATGGCGTTCGAGTTCAAGATCAATCCGGCGCTGGCGGCGGGCGGGATCGTGCGGGCGCCCCGGTCTGTCGTCATCGACGGCATCGACTGCGGCGGCAACTGGCGATTGACCACATGGCTCGATTACGAGAACGCCATCAAAGACGCGGGCCAGAACGATGTTCCCCGCTTTGCCCTGCGTGACTGTTCACCCTCGGCGAAAGTCATCTCAGAAGCCGGATCGGTCTATGTGCCGCCGAACGTGGTGGCCGGGGCGGGATCGGCGGTCGATATCTCTGTCGACAACGTCAAGAACTGCAGCCTGAACACGTCTGCTTCGGCGCGGTGTACGCATCAGCTGACGAATTCGACCTGGACGCATCTGAAGGTCGGAACCAATCGCAAAACCCGGATCAACGGAGGCGCGCTCCTGGAACCCACGCTGTTTGGGGCAGAGGTCAAATCGCCCTTGGGCAGCGGCATGTCGGGTGTCGCAGAACTCTATACTGCCTTGCTCAACGTCGGCGTTGAGAGTTCCGCCTGGGATCTGTCGACCGTTGCGATTTCCTCGGGCACCTACATGCGCGCAGGGATCACCCCGACGCTGCCATCCGGCGCCACTGCCACCACGATGTTTACAGGGTTCCAGAAGTCAGGATTCTGACGATCTGACGACGGCCTGAAGGGAGGCCGGGGGGTGCTGCAAACACCCCCCAACACGGGGAAAAGGCCTCAGAAACCACCCCGCCGACCAGCATAGCCTTATGGCCGCACCGCCCGTTTCCGGGCAGGCCCAAGAGGCACGATTCGAATGAAGAACCCGTTAACTCCCATTGCCCCCGTGCGCCCGATTGCCCCCTGGCTGGGCGGCAAGCGCAACCTCGCCAAACGCATCTGCGCGCTGATCGACAATGATCCTGGTCACCGCACCTACGCCGAGCCCTTTGTGGGCATGGGGGGCATTTTCCTGCGCCGCAGCCGGGTGCCGCAGGCCGAGGTGATCAACGACCGCGGCCGCGACGTCTACAACCTGTTCCGCGTGCTCCAGGAGCACTACGTCGCCTTTCTGGACCTGCTGCGATTCCAGATCACGACGCAGGCGAACTTCAACCGCCTGGTCGGCGTCGATCCCGACACGCTGACCGATATGCAGCGCGCAGCGCGTTTCCTTTACCTGCAGCGCTGTGCCTTCGGCGGCAAGATCTCGGGGCGCAACTTCGGCCTGTCCACCGATCGGCCGGGCCGGTTCAATCTGACCACGCTCGAGCCCGATCTTGAGGCGCTGCATTCCCGCCTTTCAGGCGTGACCGTGACCTGCCTCGACTTCGCCGAATTCATCCGCAGGGTCGATCGGGCCGACACCCTGTTCTACCTCGATCCGCCCTATTGGGGCTGTGAGGGCGATTATGGCAAGCAGCTCTTCAGCCGCGAGCGGTTCGAGGAAATGGCGGTGGTGCTAGCGTCGTTAAAGGGGCGTTTCATCCTGTCTTTAAATGACGTTGAAGGCGTGCGGGAAACCTTCCGCGCCTTCCGCTTCAGTCAGGTCAAAACGACCTACACCATCGGCGCAAAGGGTGCTCAGCCCGAGCGTGCCGAGGTGCTGATTTCCAACTATGACCTGCCTGCGGTCAAGTGATGCTCAGGGAAGTTCGTTGCTCTGGCTGCACCCGGCTGCTATTCAAGATCGAGGAAGGCGCGCTCACCGGCGCGCTTTCCATCAGATATGATTGGATTGAGGGAAACAGTTGCCTTTGATAGGCTTCGGAAGCTCAATCCACAGAGCACGAAGGCTGAATTTGAAGCTTCCCTTTTCGAGATTTTTCAATGGGCAGCGTACCCACCGCTGGAAAGAGCGTGATAAGACTGTTGATTCCGATGTGGGACGCGATTTGGCCAAACTATATCGCGCAAAACACCGACGATCACTCATGGGAATTGGTGGAGAAAGGGCAAGATCGACAGCAGGCCAAAATCGGCGAGTTGAGACGATTTCTAGGGGACTGTTGCGTGTTGCTCATCGGAAGCGTGCATCGCTGGACAAGCTAGCCGAAGCAACAAAAACGGCGATTCTCCTCGGGCGCCGAAGATCATCGATTTTGATGGATGGTCTTTTGGTTGATCGAGAAAGAAAATGGCGAGACATGCCCGCCAGACTGAGAGCGCGTGAACACCGAAAGCTCGACATACGGCAGTTTTCTTTTTTTGACGAACCTGAAAGCACAATAGAAAGTCTGCACGCTATCGCTGCAGCGGAAGCAGAATGCCTTTCCGGACGTATCAACTTCTTGGACGAAGATTGCTTCGACATTGGGCCGTGGCTCGTTCTGGCAGTGATGCGCCGCGACATGCTTCCTGTGTTCACAGGAGGGTCGATTGGTGATCAGCTTTCCGCAGTAATCAGAGCCCTAGGACTAAATACGGCCTTGCGGTTTTCACTTGAGCCTACAAGCACCGATCCAAACGACATCTGGGCGTTTCCATTGCGCAGTCGGCGCGCCGCGGGTTCATCGACCTCTCCCACGATGCACATAGACCCTCAGTCAAAGGAGTTGGTTGCAGACGAACTTTGCACTGCGATAGATGACTGGCTGGGGCACGGATCAAACTTGGAACTCACTGCCAGCGGCCGCCGACTGGTCCTGAAGATTGTCGGAGAGACTCTGGACAATGCCGAGCGATATAGCCGCCCCGAGTTCCCTAACGATGGTGATTGGTCGGTTTCTGGCTACATGAAACGACAGAGTGAGGGGGAAGATGTCACGTTCACTTGCCAACTAGCTTTCCTGAGCGTGGGCGCTTCCATCAACGAGACAGTGCAGGGTTGTGATGCCGATACGCTGAGAGAGATGGACGCCTATTTGGCTTCACACCGGCAGTCTTTTCCGAATCAATCTTACGCATCCGATCATCTGCGGACGATCTACGCTCTCCAAGATCGCGTGTCCGGGGACCCAGATGCGATCGCAAACGGGAGAGGAGGTACTGGATTTCGAGACATCATTACCTTCTTCGGAGACCTTGCTGAGGCAACCTCGCAAAATTCCAACGCTAAACTTGCTATCGTCTCTGGCCGGACCTGCCTACATGTTGCGTCTTCGTACTGCGACGTTTCGCGGCCTCGACAAGAAGAGATGTTCAATATTTGGTTCAACAAAGAAAACCTTAAGGATATCCCACCTGACGGTGCTTCTGTGGTAGAACTTAAGGAAGAATTTCGGGGCACACTCATCACGATGCTCTTCGAACTGGACCGGGATTACCTCAAGAATGCTTCAGATGCCGAACGTTGATCTCACAGAGCTGACCAAGAAGAAAGTCCGGATGCTAACCGGGCACGTTCGTGGTGTCGAAAGCAGAAACCACTTCAAGTTGGATGAGCTTGAGCAAAATGACAAAGTCATCGTCATTACGGCTCCGGACGATCTGGAAGCCATCACGCCCTCCTTTGTTCAAGGTTTTTTTGCTGCAACGATCACCAAACTTGGTGAGGGAGCGATCACCAAACACTACGATTTCACTGCGTTGCCTTTGGTCCTGCAGCAAGACTTTCAGATGGGAATTGAGCGTCTGAAGCTGCACGTGACGGCTCGTCAGCGTTCATAG